GACGGGCTTTCTATACTGAGCCGCAGCTAATGGCGCAGTTTGAGGAATTACGTGAGATTGCTAATTCCAACCGTTTCAAAATAAAGGCTTTTGGCACGGGTATGGTGCCCTTCCTGCTGAAGGCCAAGGAGGCGGGTGAATTGCGGGAGCGTGAGATAAAGGCTAAACTTAAAACACATAAATTATCTTCATATCAGCATTTATGGAAGACCAGGACCAAAAAGACGCCATCATTGATGAAGCTGCTGCCGAGATTTCGGCAGAACCACCAGAAACTGACGAAGAGCATCAATTAATCGATGGGCTTGCAAAGTCCGAGCATGCGGGGAGAATTAAAAATTCTTCCGAAACCTATAACCTTGCTCAAGATTTAGAAGAAGGTCTTTTACAGGAAATCGGCCAGGAATGCTATAACGGCTTCAGGGATGATGAAGATTCCCGTAAAGAATGGCTGGAAATACAGAAGCACTGGCTTTCCCTCGATTCACAAACTGATTATGCCGAAAATTCAGCTACCGAGCGCGATTGGGGCGCTACTGAATCTGTGCCGATATTGACTGAGGGGTTGAACCAATTCCAGGCTCGCACTTATAAGGTGTTTTTCCCTCAGGATACATTCGTTTCTGCACTTCCTATGCGAAAAACGGTTTCCAACCGCAAGGAACTTGAGGAAAGGGCAAAGCGGGTTGCTGACCATATGTCCTATCAACTCGGCTATCTTGACCGCAGTTACCGGCAGGATAAGGACGCCCTTTTCCGCGGTGTGGCAAGGCATGGCAGTTTTTTCACTAAAACCTATTTTTCTGAAAAACTGCGCCGGTTCAAGGTTGATAATGTCAGGCCGACCGATTTAGTTATCAACTACAACATAGGCCCCATCCGTATCGAGGATGTCAGGCGCAAATCCCATGTCATCAATACCACGGTAGGTGATACAGAAGCTATGGCAGCCCGCGGGTATTTAATGTCTGGCGCACGCGCAGCCCATCAGGACGGTAAAACTGCCTATGATATCAAGGTAGACGAAATCATCGGGCTTAGTTCACCGAATGCTACGGTAAAAGGTGACAGACCGGCTATTTTAGTTGAGCAGGAGCTTTATCTTGACTTAGATGGTAATGGATTCAGGCCATATATTGTTACTTTCGATATGGCCGACCATACAGTTAAGCGCCTATGCATAGGCTATGAAGCACTGCCTGACGGTACTCCTACTAAGGATTACGAGCAAATTCAGCACTACACGCACTATAAATACCGTGAAAATCCTGATGGATTTTACGGGCTTGGCATGGGTAATGACATAGGCGACCTAAATAGCGCTATTAACATCATGCTCAGGCAATCCATTGATGCAGCTACGCTGGCAAACGATGGGAACAGCTCTGGATTTGTCAGCGAACGCCTTGGATTGGAAGGCGATGAAGTAAGGATGGTGCTGGGTAAATTCATAAAAGTGCCTGATACCGTAGGCGATATGAAGGAATCATTGATGCCTATGCAGTTCCCTGGGCCAAATGATACGCTCCTGAAGATAATGCAGGAACTTGATATGCGTGCGCAGCGCATGACCTCAACTACCGAGGCAACCACTGGCACTGTTGATAAGGTAGTGCAACCCACCACACTGCTTACGCAGATAGACCAGGCGCTAGAGCCAATGAGCAGCGCCCAGATGCGTCTTGCCAATGCAATGACAGATGAATTGCAGAAAATCTACCGCATCAACCAGAAATTCCTGCCGGTAGTGGAATATTATATGGTTAACTCTGTGCCGGAAATCATTACGCGCGCAGATTACGCCGATGATATGCTGGTAGAGCCTGTATTTGACCCTAAATTCACTACCAGGTCACAAAAAATAGCCCGCTCGCAAGCAGTCGCCCAGGTAGTAATGCAAAATCCAATGACGCAAACGCGCCCGCAGGTATTGGATGAACTTACCCGCAGGCAGCTAGAGGCCTTGGACGAGGACGATATTGATAAATTGGTCCCAGACCCTGTGCGCATGGATAATCCAATAGAAGAGAATGTGCAGTTCCTTATGCCGCCAGGTCAGGGGAAAACAGTTGATGTATTCCAAGATCAAGACCATATGATGCATATGCTCGCACATCAGCAATTACTTAAGCAAAATGGGAAAAATATGTTACCTGAGCAGGTGCAGGCGATTATGGTGCATAACATGAAGCATGGAGCTTATATTTATGGACAGCAAAACGGGGTCGGTGCGCCCCAGCCAATCGGAGCTGATGTACTGGCGGCAGGACAAGGTGACCAAATGGATAATATCCTCCCTCAACCAGCGCTTTCCGGCATGGCCGAAGTCGGCGCGCCCCAAATCGCTTGAAGATGTTATTGAGCGGGCTGGAAACCAGCAGGTATTAGAAGCTATAGAGAAATTATGTGATAACGTTCCATCACATAATACCTGAGTGCATAGATTTCCTGCCTCCTCAAGCCAGAATTTACCTTGATAAGGCCGCTAGCCATCCCCCATCCGATGATATAGATGCCAGCCAAATGCTGCAACTTGCCAAGCATGGGTATGTGCGGATTTACTTGGTAATGAATGATGGTGCTCTTACAGGCGCAGTGGCTCTTTCTATCAATAAAACCCTAGATATACTGCTTCTTGGAGGTGAGCGTTTTATGGCGTGGAAAGACGCATTCTGGGACTTCTGCATCCGCCTAATGGGGGAATATGGCTGCGAAACCTGCGTTATTACTGGGCGCAAGGGCTTTACCAAGGTGTTTCCTAGACTTAATCCCATTGGGGTGGTATATGAATACAGAATCACAAGCAAGGAGCGTTTATGAGGTATGTGATTTTGTTGCTGGTGTTGGCTGCCTGTACAGCGCGCGGCCCAACCTTTAATGAATCTAGCGTGCCTATTGGTGATAACGCTACTACCCTAGTGGTATATAGACCTACCGGATTTACTGGTGCCGCTACTGGTTGGGATGTGGACATTAATGGTGCAACACATTGTAATCTTCATAATGGTGCTTTTTATATTGATTCCCTTCCGCTAGGAAAAATCAATATTTCCTCTTCGATATGGTCAGCACCAGGAACTACAAGGCTTTCTTTTGTTGGGAAGCCCAAAACAGTTTATTATGTGCGCTTGGAGGCGGATGGTGGAAAAGCCGCCGCTTCAATTTTAGCAGGGGCGGCAGGTATGTTTGCGGCAGAGGGCGTATCTAGCACAGGTGGCCCATTCCTCTTAACGCTAGTTGAGGAGCAGGAGGCTATGCAAGAAATAAAGGGTATGAATCAAGACTGCCTATAGGGGGGGGGCGGGTCAACTGACAATGGAGATTTGGCGTGCCATAATTAGGGCATGTCAAAAAGAGTGCGCAGTGTTGCGCTTCCCATTATTGGTTCCATTGTAGGCAATACGCTTCTTCCCGGTATTGGTGCCCCAATAGGAGCGGCGGTTGCAAGTGGGGCTAATAATTATTCCCAAACCCATAATTTAGGTACCGCTTTAAAATCTGGTGCTTTAAGTGGCGCTGGCTCCTATGTCGGTGGTCAAATTGGTGGCTCCATTGGCGGCGGCGGAGGGACGGTAGCCAATGCGTTCCAGTCAACACTTGGCCCCGATCTCGGTAGTGCGGTTGGGCAATTGGCGGGCGGCACCACCTATTTATCCCCGCTTAACGCCGTACTTGGTTCTGCTGTAGGCAGTAACCTTGCATCTTCATTAGTTCCGCAGAAAACAGCAAACCCCAAAGGCGCAACGCCATCTACTGCGTTTTCAGCTAAACGCGAAGCAGAGCAGAGTATCCCTTCCGGTTTCCGCTCACTTGGGTCGCTTACACCAGATCAGCTATCAACCAATATAGCTACTGGTGGGGTATATGGTGGCGGACAGGGGCCGGATGAAGACAGCTATTTCCTCAATATGATTAACCGCCGACTCGTGACCGATGAGGGGCAGGTGGATAGCGATTTAAGCGATATTAAGCCCATTGAAAGTTCCTATCTGGCTCAGCTCGGCCTAGGTGGGTATAGCAACGCCAACACCCTACTGGAGGCGATTAGCAAGTATCGAGCAGCAGCGTAAACAAGCAAAGGAAAGTATGCCTACATATAAGCCTATTTTTGCAAGAGTATTGATTGAGCGAGACATAAAGGAAAAAACAGCAGGCGGGATTATCATTCCGAATGCGAAACGTGCGGCACCATGCACTGGTACGATTATTGGCCTTGGTGAAACTGCATCAGATATCCTTAAGTTAGGACAAAAGGTTCTTTTTGGACGCCATGCAGGTACATGGCTCAATTCATCCGCAAATCCAGACCTCGACGACGGCACGTTATTTATGTGTCAGGACGAGGATATTTTAGCAATCATTGAAGGATAATATTATGGAAGCAGAAGCAGCGCAAACAGACGGAGCGCAATTACCGGCAGGTGTTGTTCAGCAGGCAACAGAATCTATTTCCGAGCACCCGGAGACGGAAAAATCAGAGCCATCTACCAATGGACGCGATGATGCAAGCACCCCCTATCAGGGGCGCGTTGATTTAAGCTCTCTGCCGGATGATATCCGGGTTCCAGTGGAAAACCGCATCGCCCACCTTACGCGCACCATGGGAAACCAGCAGCGTAAATTCGATGGTGAAATCAATAAATGGATGGAGCTTGCCAAGGAGCAGTCCGAAGCTATTAACGAGCTTCGCGGAGGTATGACGCAGGTTGTTGACCATCTGCAGGATAGGGGATTACGTGAGGCCGAAATTAAAGCGCAGCAGGATTTAAAGGCCGCGTATGAATCCGGTGATTCTCAGGCTTTAGTGGATGCCAATGATAAGTTGGCTGAAATCAAGGCCAGGAAAATAGCCGCCGACGTACAGAAAAAATCAACTAAGCAAGAGCCGAAGCCAAAACAGGAAGAGCGTGTTCCGGCAAGCGGGCACGAAATGGCATCGAGTGCTTTTAATGCCGGGGAAATCACTGATGGTGACCTGCGTGCGGTTGAAGCATGGATAGCAGAAACCGATGAATCGGGTGGTAATATGCGTTCGTGGGCAACCAGTAAAAACCCGAACAACCCAACGGCAGACCCGGTATATCGCCGCGCACTTATGGAAATGGCCGCTGTATTTGATGAGGCAAGCCCATGGGCGCATAGGCCAATTGATGAAAAATTAGCAGAAATTGACCGCCGTATGGGGGTGGTAAAACGTAGTGGTGGGCAAACGGTGATGGGGGGTAGCTTGACTTCTGGGAAAAAATCGACAAAACTAAGTCTAAGTCAGGATGCAATGAATTTAGCAATCAGGACTAAGTTTGGCGGCCCCAAAGCCAAAACCGATGCGGACCACGTAGAAGCATACCGCGTATATCGGGAACAACTTAACAAGAAAGGGGCACGCTAATGAGCGAGCAAGAGCAAGGCGTCCGCCGTCCAGGCAGACCAGCAAAATCACAAAACGAGCAAGCACCGGTAAAAAAGGGCAAGCCTACATGGAAGCCCGCAAACGTAACGGATGTTGTCCATAAGGACCCTGGGAAACGTTACCGGCTGCTGAATAAAGACCCTGACAATCTGGCTAAGAAAATGGCTGAAGGTTGGGAGATTGAGAGCGGTATTAATGCGAGCGGTGCTGCGATGACCCCAGGAAGTGACATTAACTCAGGGAAAAAGCTAACCAGCACTTACGAAAGACGCGACGTAATCCTTGCCAGCATGCCAGAGGAATTGGCGCAAGAGCGGGATGCGTACATGAACGGAATAACGGAGCGACGCACTTTAGGATTGACTGCCCACCTTAAGAAAGAGGTTCGCACCAATGCCGGGAATGCGCCGATTCATGGGAAAATAACCATCGGCTCACTTAAACAGGGTGAGCAGGTTATCGACTAACCGGGGAAGCTAAACCTTCCTCGCATAAGGAGGAAGGAAAATGGCAGTAGGAAGAAGCGGATTTACCCCGGTCGGTACCCCCGATACGCGCTATGTAACAAACCTGCCTGTTTCGGCAGGTAATCGCCCTATGGGTAAGGGCGACGCGGTGCGTTATGTCGCTGGCAATGTGACAAATGCAGAAGCGGGTATGGACCCCGGCGCAATTTTCGGCGTTGTATTGGCGGTGTATACTAGCGCAAATAAGCCGCTAACCTTTAACAGCAACAAAATTATCACTTCAGGTAATACTGGCAGGGCAGATGTATGCTGGGACCCGAACCAGATTTACTCAGTGAAGTGCGAAAGCTCGGTTGCCGCTACCGCACTTCCTGTGAACATGATGATTGACCTGTCTGCGATGAATACGCAGCTTGGCATCTCTGGCATGGCGCTTACCGCTCAGACTTCGGCATCGGTAGGCAATCCCTTCAAAGTGCTCGCACTCAGCCCGCAGCAGCGCGTTATCACTGGGCTTGACCCGAATGGTGATGCCGGTGTTGAGGTGCTGTGCGTTATCAATAACCATCTAAATAAAGCCGGAACGTAAGGAGACTGACACATGGTAATAGCTACTGGCGCATTTGCAGAAGACCTATGGCCCGGTATTAAGAAGTGGTTTGGCGATTCCTATGAGGAATGGCCTGCTATCTGGCCGCGTCTCGTAGAGACGTATAATTCAGACCGCGCATTTGAGAAGTTTCAAGGCGTAACTGGTTATGGCTTGGCTGGCGTTAAAGACCAGGGCGGACAGATTCCCTACCGTGACAAATATCAGGGTTTCCCGCGCGAAATCATCAACGTCACCTATGGTATCGGCTCGACCATCACTTATGAAATGATGCGTTATGACCAATACAATCTTTTCCCGAAAATTCCGCAGCAGCTTGCCAAATCGGTGCGCCAGACGGAAGAAACGGTGGTGGGTAACCTGCTTAACAACGGCTTCTCTACGGCTGCAACCCCGACATTGACCGCAGACGGCCTGAGTTTGTTTAACTCATCGCATAAGCTGGTTGCAACGGGAACTACTCAGCGCAATACCCCGGCCACTGCATCTGACTTGTCGCAGACCGCATTGGAGCAGGCGCGTATTGACATCAGCAACTTCCTTGATGACCAAGGGCTGCCGATTGTTGTGACCGCTAAAAAGCTGATTGTCCCGACTGCTTCGGTTAACCTGGCAGAGAAGATTCTCGGCACCGAATACGAGGTGGATACTGGTAATAACACCATTAACCCGGTTTCAGAAGCCCGCATGCCGCTGGAACTCATCGTATCGCCGTGGCTGACCGATTCTGACGCATGGTTCCTGAAAACCTCTGAAGATGATGGCCTTGTCCTGACAGAAGTTGATCCGGTCATGCTCGACAGGGATAATGATTTTGATACCAAGAACCTTAAGTTTTCGGCAATGCGCCTGTTCGGCGTAGGCGCTGTTAATTACCTGGGTTATTACGGTTCGCCTGGCGCATAAGGAGGCTTTTAATGACTAGTTTCCGCGATAATATCCTGAGCGGCTCTCCTGCGCTTACTTCGGCGCAATCAAGCCTCTCCCCGGTAGTGATTAGTAGAACCTTCCGGTTCTCTGGCGGGTCAGGCACGCAGAATTTCGTGCTGCCGACCGGAGTAGAGAACTTTGATGCCAAGGTTTATATTGTAACCAACGGTTCCGCAGCCACTACGGATAAAATTACGGTATCGGCTGCAGGTACAAATATGGTTACCTTCTCAAGCATGGGTTCAGCCAATGGCATCCTGCGCCTTACCACTACCGGCCTTGGCGTGGTAACACCCGTAGCTTCGGCCATGGTGGCACCCACTACTACGGCGGAAGTCACAGCTGCCGCTACGCTGCTCAGCGTGGATGGCGCAGCGCAGTATCAGCTTGAGGTTACTTATACCAGGTTGCGCTCAAACCTTATTAGCGCACCCTAAGGAGGTGCTCGATGAGGGCTAAGTCTTTTACCGTAGTAGGTTCAGCAGGTGGTCCTACCTTCAGCCCGGTATGGGTTCCCGATAAATACCCAAGTCCTGCCAACATTGGTATTGGCGTTGTAGTAAGCGGCGCTGAAACCATTGTAGATATTCAGCATACATTTGCTGACCCATGGAACCAGAATCTCAATATAGCTCCCGGCGTATCTGCGGCATGGTCCAACAATGCCACCCTAGTTTCCGCCACTCAGGCCAGCAACCCCAATGGGGCTACCGATACTAACTACGCTTTCTACCCCAATGCAATCCGTATGCGCGTGCGTGCCCTTACATCGGCTGGCACTGGCAACCGTGCAACTGTCACCTTTATTCAAGCCGGACCGGAGAGTTAACATGACTGATAAAGGATGCCGCCCAAATGTAATGCAGCGCCGCCCCAAGGGTAAGGGACCTGTAGTAAAAAACAATATGAAGGGCATGAATAAGAAGCCCACAAAAAGCAATTATGGCAGGCGCGGGCGGTGACATGGTTAAGAAATGGATTCAAAAGGCTATTAAGCGCCCAGGCGCGCTCCATAAACAACTTGGCGTGGCAAAAGGAAAAAAAATCCCCGCCAAGAAACTTGCTGCCGCGGCAAAAAAGGGTGGCAAGTTAGGCAAAAGGGCGCGTTTAGCGCAAACCCTGCGGAAATTACACAAATGAGGCTTGCATGCGCAGAGGGGGTAGACCCGGCAAATGGTTGATGACGGACGAGTATTATGGCTTTACCCGCTATAACACCGACCTTAAACGCGACTATTGGGGTGTATACGCGCAAAAACCTCTAAAGCGCAATCTTCAGGAAATAGCCTGCCCACTTAATGACCCTGAGCCTGTGCAGCCCTACAGGGGGCCAAGCTATGAAGCAAGCGACCCCTGTATTGCGGAAATCGCCCCCCTGTATGTAGGGCAAACTACAGTACTGACAAACTACGATAATATGGCATCGCAAGTGCTTGGGTTAGACCCTGGGATAGGCGATATGGCCGTTGGCTGCACATTCCTGGTGAGATAACGATGACAACATATAATAAAACCACCCTTAAAACCTTCTTTGAGCAGGGCGATATTCCTACTGGGACTAACTATGCCGACCTGATCGACTCCCAGATAAATATTGTCGAAACTGGTAACCAGAGCATGGCTGGGGCGCTTACTGTACCAGAATTAATCACGCCCAGAGTTAGCGCGGCAGCGGCAAATTTCAGCGGTGACGTATCTGCTGCGAATGTGTATGCATCTGGGCTTATTGTAGCCGGTGATGTCTCTGCTACTGGCACTGTTTATACATCGGCTCTGCGCTCTACCAATGGAGTGTTTGCAGGTGTAGGCATTGTTAGTGCCGCCGGTACCGCACAGGCAACTGCCGCGGTTCTGACCAATGTCATTAATCGTGGGAAGGGCATAGTGGACGGCTCTACCACTGGATTTACCCCATTAGCGAATAGCGCTGGACTGGTGCAGTATCTTTTTAATGAGGGTGCATCAGCAAACCTGTGGCCTCCTGTTGGCGGAACTATTAATGGCCTTGCCGCAAATGCTGCCTTTTCGGTAGCGGCAAGCTCAATGGTCACCATTGTCCATTTAACCGCTTCAGCCATGGCAGCGAAATAATGGGTCTTGGGGACATCAGATATACGGTTTTGCAGACGGTAAACGAAGTTTTCCGTAAGCTTGGCCTTAGCACCGTAACCAGCGTGTCGGATACGAAACTATCCATTCAGATGGTGGATTTCATAAATGACGTCTGCAATGAATTGTCTGATTTTGGCAACTGGCAGGAAATGCTGGTTTCATCCAATGTATCATGCCTTTCTTCTGTGACTGACTATACGATTGCAACCAGTGGCAACGTAAAGAATATTGGTGATATTTACTTTTCGCAGCGCACAGGTCCTATGCGGCATGTAACAGTTGCGGATATGCGTATACTTACCCGCACTACCGCAGTTGGAATTCCAACCCAGTATAGTATATTCGGGGTCGATGCATTGACTGGCAACCCGATTATACGTGTCAGGCCAAAACCGGTTTCAGCGCAGGCAACCGGGGTATTTTCGGTATTATGGTACCAACGGCCACCGCTTTATACCACAAGCGATGACGCAGTAGTTATTCCTTTCCCTGCCAGAGTGGTAGTTCTGGGTGTGCTTGCCAAAGCAGTCCTTAATGAATCTGAAGGCGCTATAACAGATAGATATACAAAGACATACCAGGATTATCTCCTCGCAAGGAAAGAGGCACTCAATCGCTTCAATGGTGATAGCGGATGGAGCGTGTCCTTCCGCCCAGCGAGGTAATACATGCAGGCAGTAAATTACAATCTTCCAGTGTATGGCCTTGGCACTGACTTTTCGGAGTTTGAGCGGCCCATTACCTATGCCGGTGCCTATACCAACCGTTTCCGCAATATTACCGGTGGGGCAGAACGCCGCCCCGGTGCCCAGCGTTATTTAACGCCGGTTACTTCCAATCCTACACTAACCAGACTGCATGAGCATGTATCTAATAGCGGCGTGGCTACACTCATGACCTCCGATGATTTTGGCAATATTTGGAAATATGATGCTTCCGGCAACCCATCTACCGCCACTACGGGTAAAGCGAGCGTCCGGCAATTAAGCGCCCAGGCGCAGGACAAGCTGATTTTTGTAAACGGGCAAGACCGCAATTATTATACCGATGATGGTGGCGTTACTTTTAACGAATTAAAGGCCCTGATTACCCGCGGCGCAATGGCGGCTGGCACCACTACTACCAGTGTTATTGATGGCGATATTAGCAATTGGGCAACCAATACTTTAGCTGCCAATAATGACATTGTTTATAACGTGACCAGGAATGCTTATGGCATTGTAACCGCTATAGGAAGTGCGCTAACCATTACCGCTATCAGCACTTCTGCCAATGGCGCTGGAAAGACATCATCGGCTAACCAGCAAGCAGGCGATGCCTACCAACTGCTGGATTATGTCGATCTCAATATCATTCCCCAGCAAAGTGGCGCATTGGATAATATCGGGGTCGCCACAGCCGGAACATCAACCTCAGTAATTGCTGTAAGTGGGGTAAATTTTGCCAATACGCAAATCAGGGCATCCGATATAGTCTATAACACAACGCGGGGTGCCATATCCCTTATCTCAAGCATAAGTGCTAATGTTAATATTTCTGCTCCGATTACCGGGCAAACTACGGGCGATTCCTTGGCATTCTTTAAATCGGCTATGCCAATCGCTTCAAACATCCACATACATTACGGGCGCGCCTATTATCTGGATTCACGGGATAATACGAGAATTGTTATCTCTGCCCCGGATGACCCGCAGGACGTAACCACTTACCAAAAAACCCTGGATACCACCAGTTTCAATTTTAGTACCCAGCAGCCAACTGGTGATACGATTCTTGGAATGGCTACTTTCCAAAAGTATTTTGTCGCGTCAGGGGAGAAAAATCTCTATATTTATGATGGCATTACGCCAATTGCCGATAGTTCCAGCACCACTACGGATTTTAAGCCGATTGCTTTTTACCCAAATGGTATAGCTACCCGTTTTGGCCTTAGCACCAATGGCAGTGACCTTTTGCACATAACCAAGGAAGGCCTGCAGGCAATCAACATCGGGAATATCAGTAATACGACGGTGCAGAATAACGCTTCAGTTCCGGTTAGGACGGCCATGCTAGATGCAATAGCCGCCACCTCTAATACAGATAATATCCAGCTTACGTTCTATCCCCGCCGCTCTTGGCTTATCAATAAAATCAGTGATGTATGCTACATCCTTAACACCAATCCCACCTATAATGATGCCGGGGAACTGCAGATTATTGCGTCATGGCACCTATTCAATGGATTATGGGCGCAGCTTAACCATTATTTCGTGCGCCGTAATGGTGACCTTATTGGCTGCGGCCAGAACGGATTGCTTTACCAGCTGGATGCTTCTGCATCAACCGATGATGGTGAGCCTGTATCGACCGACCTGACCACGGCATGGCTTACGCTTGAGGAGCCAAGGAATACCCCGCGCATCAAACAGGGGCAGTATATCCGCCCCATATTTGAAAGTCCTAATGGTATAGGCTATACTATCAATGCCGTAGCTGGATGGGATAATTTTTCAAGCGATACCATCATAGTTTCCGCCCTCGGAGCAGGCCAAATAGGGACTGCAATCGTTGGTACAACGCCAATAGGCGTAGGAAGCTTTGCCCAAGCGAATAAGTACCCCTTACGCTGGCGCGGTGAGCAAGCCCGTATTCAATTTACAACTAATTCAAGCGCAGCCCAGGACATTATTACGGGCTTTACGCTGTATGGGACTGTTGGAGGCATTCGTTAAATGACCGACCTATTGGACTATCTTCTTAAAATGCAGCCTACCGGCGCGCAATCTGTCGCATCGGCGCTTCCATTTTTAAATTTACCGAAGAGGCAGGCCGCGGCATTTGCCCCTGCCAGGCAGGCGCTAGATGCCTCAATAGATACAGATAATCCGCTTTATCAGAAAATCTACAGGCAGCAGGCTGGCCGCGGGCAGCGTAATCTGGCTGACGTTATTGCGGAGGCGCAAAGGCAGAATCGCAAGGCAGCGCTTCTTGGTCGTGTTCCCTTATTTTCCGCTGAACGTGGAGGGGAGGATATATTCAGGAACCTTACACGCGGGTACATGGATGTGCAGGACTCAGCTGCAGACCAGACACAGAAAATTCTTGGCAATGCCGCCGAGGGTTATGCGCAGAGCGGGACGCTGCAATCGCAACTTATGGCCAATAAGGCGGGGATAAAAGGCAACCTGCTTGGTGGCCTCGTAAAGCT